TCTTATCCCATGGCTAGGCCACGGGGTCAACTATTTCTTTCGCGCGAGGCTCAAAGCCCATGCCAGCATAAACAGGAACACCGGCCCGGCGATCATTTCTGGCGTGATCTGGTCCATTAGATGCGCGCCTTGTGTTCGCGTTCGAAAATGAAACGTTCGTCAGAGCCCCGCACGGTGTAGCAGATGGCGAAGGCATATGTCCCGCGATCAACCATTTCGCGGAAGTCCTGAATAGCCGCATCCCGGTGATCGTCATACTTGACAACTTGAGGCCCGCCGTCGCCATCCGACCACGACACGATGTAAGTGCGATCCCCGGTCATTGCGCGGCCTCCAATCTGGCGGCGAATTCCTCGCGGTCAACAGGGGCGACCATGCCAAGCGGCATTGTCAGACGATAGGCGAAATCCTCACCCTCCCGAATGGAAACGGTGAACGTCACGTTGTCGGTTGATGTCCACGATCCGCGACCGATGCCGAATTCGTCGCGTTCCATGGTGCGGCCCGCCACGTCTTCAAGGGTGTCAACCGTCAACTTGGGGAGGCTCGCCAGTTGTTCGGGCATTTCCTGTTTGCAATGGGGACAACGCATTATCTTTCCCTTCGACTTTCCTTGACAGCTTTGGCGGTTTCCTTGCCGCTCTCATGGATCGCGAAAAAGATAACGACCAATGCGACGGCGGAAAGCGTTGTGAAGATGGTGGCAAACATCGCCCTACCTCCGATCTTGCATATCGGCGCGAGCCATGGTCTTCGCCTGTTCCAGACCGTTCGCGGTCCCGATGAAAATGCGTTTGCCACGCTTGGCCCGCGCGACGCTGAAACGGTTGTCTTCGGGCTTGCCGCGAACGGTCGCGGTATAGGCCCATCCGTTCTTCTCTCCGATGTGATGCGACGTCATGACGTTCTAGCCTTCCTTGATGGGGCGCGGGCACACATGCCGTTTGCGCTGATACTTCGAAACGAAACTGAACCGGCAACCGGGGCAAACCCCGATCACCGGCGGCGGGCCGATTTTCTTTCCCATTAGCGGGCCTCCCTTTCAACGATCAAATCCATTTCGAACTTGAAGGCGGCGGCGGCATAGCGCGCGGCGTCTTCCGGAACATCGGTGCGATACCATCCCGAACTATCTTTCAGGATTTCGAAGTCCTTTTCAATCCAGCCGTAAACCTCTGGGGTTCTGTTGCCGTCGATCATGAATTTGAAAACGAAACCGTTTTCCAAAGTGATCTCTGAATTCGTCATGTCCGTTGCTCCCTTTCGACCCCCAAAATATCGCACGAAATCCCTACCGAAACAATAACGGAATTCACCCCGTCGCGTTGATCCGGCGTTCGATGTATTCGACGGACCCATCGAGACTGAAATTCGGGCGATCAGATTTGAACAGGATTTCCTCGCCTTGAGACACGCGCAAGATTTGTTCGCCAGAAAGGACCGCACCTTTGCAGGCTTTCTTGACGCAATACAGCGTCCGACCTTTCCACTGAATAACGCTCATTCGGGCCTTGTCTTCATCGCCCATCTTTTCAGTGGCGCTTTCCCATGCAGACTTGTCGCCGGTAAACAGCGCATACATTTTCTTTCCGGCGACGGCGAACAACTCACCTTCCGCTTCCAGCTTCCAGCCGCCTAGAACGTCGCCGTCAAAGTTGACGTCCGACAGGCTCTCGCAAATGATGCTGTCAGTGTCGCAATAGGTCCGGCGCTTGGACTTCGACAAACCGTCTAGCAGAACGGCGCGCGAAGCCCCGGTGATGCTGGCCCCGGTCGCGACGTTGTAATAACCGTTGTGTCGGTTCGGCGATGGCTTTGACCAAATGATGGTGTCGCCGTTGATGGTCTTTGGCTTCCATCCGTTCGGGTTCATTTCCGATGCCATTTCTTCGGCGGGCGGAAACTCTCCGATGGTAATGGCGAACTGTTCATACCGGCGCGGGTCTTGAGCGAACTTGCCATACGCCGAATTCATGATCAGCTTATAGAAGATATCTCGCAGCTTATCGCGGTTCTCTTTCGAGATCTTGCGGGCTTCGAAAAAGTGATTGATAAACTTGTCAAACTTTGCCCATTCGCGGAACCCGATAGTCTGGATGACCTGACGCGGGCGAATAAGGCCCAAGCGTTCCGCCGTATGAAACTCGTGAATACTGGTAAGAAAACGCCCCTCTCTGACAGTGAAGTCTAGGGAACCGTCGTCGGCTCTCTGGGGGACCGCGTTGTCATTGTGACCATACCATTCGACAAAGGCGGTCTTGTCCGTGATCAGGCGACCGCGTAGGGGTTCCGCCGAAATTGGGTGTTCGTAAGACTGCATTACGAACGGATACATTGACGTCACGTCATAGACCTTGAACGGCCCTTCCATGACGCCACGTTGGAAAGCCTGACACCGGCCCCCGTGAAAGAACGGACGGACCAAGGTATCGGCATATTCTTTCATCCGCTCGAACCCATGGAACGAGCGAAGGAAACTAATCGCCGTGTTACCTATGGTCGGGCGGTCGCCGAATTCCGCGACAAACTCTGTAACTAGATCGGCGAGGTTGATACAGTCATGCCGCTGATACAGCAGGATTTCCTCGCGGTGTTTCTCGCGAACCGCGCGGTTCATTTTCTTATAGTCGAAATCATCTTTCTTATAGACGGAAAGAGGTATCGGAATAATGCGGTAACTGTCGCGCCATTCCTGACCGCCAAGTCTGGCGCTGGAAACGCGCCCGTTGATGATCGTTGGATATGTTCCGCTGTCTAACCATTCCAGCATAAAGAACAGGTCGAACCCGCCTAGATTGTGGACATAGGTTAGAACCTCGATGCCTTGCTTACGGTAAGTCTCGTCAAACCATCGAAAGAATTGGTCGATACAATCCGGCCCCCAAAAGTCCGTATAGTCGCCGGAAACTGTATCGTAATAACCGCACGTAAACGGGGCGATTGCGAACCCGCTTCCGAACTCGTCAGTCTCGCAGTCGAAAACACCTATGCGGCGATTGATATCGCGCGCCAGATACGGGCGCAATTCGAACGGGTCGAAAACCTTGACAGGTTCCGGCTCGCTCGTGAAAGCATTTTGAAAATCGAAATCATCCGGTTCTTCGGCAACGATCCCGGCTAGGTCGTCATCATCGAAGTCTAAGGACAATTCCCCGCCCGGAAAATCGGCCACTAGCGCGCGCCTTTCTTGATCCTGTATCTCAGGGCTCGCACCCTATCAGCTTCTCTCTTGCGCGCCAGCTTGACGGGATCGTTTTTGACTTGTTCCCGATACCGGGCGTCGCGCTCTAGTTTGTTGGACATACGCGCTTCCCATGAGAGAGACGGGCGGCGATCCTGTTGCGTCTTTGTCCGGCGGCGCGGATATTTGAAGCGGGGAACAACGTAGTCTTGATCCATGCGGAACAACTCTAGCTGTTCGAATTGTCCGTCCTCATGCCACGCGTCCGCATCGTAACGCTGCATGTATTCGGCGAGCCATTCGATATTGTCGAACATCTGGCGCGAGAAATTGCCGCGAAACTTGAACGTAAAATATTCGCCGGGCTCTTTCATTTTCTCGAACCGCGCGGGGTTCGCCAGTGCGTCATTTATGAAGTCCAGAATGTTCGCTGTCCCGTATGGCAAAACGAGACGTTCGATCTGACCTTTCGCGAGGGGCTTTCGCAGCACTGGAAGCCCGCGCCGAATGCCGGGCTGTTCCGCAAGCTCTTTACTTAAGACGAGCCGGTGGTTGACAATATTGAAGCCGCCCGCCTCGCGGTATTGATTCAACACGGAAGGTTTAAGCTTGATCCCGACAGCCGCGCCGGTCAAAACCGGCTCAAGGCGACGGACCTTTGCTTGCATATACTTGGTCGGGGCCTGCGATCTAGCGTCAACGCGCTTCGAGACAAGGCCCTTTGCTTTAAGCTGCGCGACCGCATGGCGAAATGACTTGACGTCTACTTTCGACTTACTTGGTCTTTTCTTTGCCACTGGTCGCCCCTGCCATATTCGACGCCCCCATGCTACACTGTCCGGCGTCTGGCGTCATGGGAGACGTCCACAAACGGGACCATTCGAAAAAGGTCCACAAACGGGACCAAGGGATTTACATGGCTAGGATTGTCCGAACCGTCCGATATCAGGGAACCATCGAAATCCCCCTGTCGGTTCTCCCCTATGCGATCCCCGGCGGCGGGACGTTCAATCCGCAAGCTTTCGAGTTTCAACCGGCGGCGCTTTTCCCGGCCATGGCGCGCATGGGATACAACGGGACTTTCAACGCCAAAACCTACGCGCTTGTCGGCGGCAAGATTTACGTTCTCACGCCGACCGCAATTCTGAACTATGACAAGGCCGCGCCGAACGTCGCACCGACAGGGGGGTATACGAACTCCTATGTCTACTTCACGGATCGCATTAAACTGATCAGCCAATATACGAGCAATGTTAGCGCGCTCGTGACCCTCTCGTTTCAGGCCGGTTTCAATACAAAAACGATCACCTATTTTGCGACGCCCGGCGGCGGCGCGGTGTCAACGCCGGTCGGTGAAACAATGGCCTATGCCGACCGATACGATCCGTATCCGAAACGGCCCATTCTTTTCTATACGAATTCGAGCCTTCACGTCGGAAACTTTTTCCTTGGCGCATATGACGGGATCAACGGCCCGACGTATTCGACCATCATTCAGAATTCCGACGTGACGGAACCCCAGATCGCGCAAGCCGACCAAATCCTGACGGCTGGATATTACGGCCAGAACTTCCTTCTCGCCTCGCGCTCGCCGGTTCTCAAGAATTGGGTGAGCCTGCAAGCGTGGTCGCTTGATCCGCTGTATCCGCCGCCGCCGACGACGCCGCTAGGCAATGCCTATGAAATCGTCCTAGACAATCCGACGCTTCAAGCCGTGATGCTGAATGCGTCGAAGGGGACGAACTGGCGCTTCGGCGTTTGGGCTGGCGGTTTCATGGTCTGTCTTCGCACGGCGGGGGCTGGCCCAACTGGTCAACAGAATGAGGTTGTCGTGATGGATCACGAATGTCTCAACTATCTGTTGATCAAATTCATCCCGCAAGATGCGCAAACGACCGCCGCCATGGGGCGGGTAAATGTCGCGTGGTCCGTCAAGATCACGCCGACGGGTGACGTCTATATGCGCTCAATGTCGGGGACGGATGACACACGTGCCTTTTACGGCCCGTGGGGATCGCCGCAAGTCCAATCCCCGCCCGCGCTTTCGTGGGCGCTCCCCTGCTACATTCCGTGCGATCCCACTCTTAAAGAGGAACCTATGAAATGACTGCTGCAACCCAAAATATGCTGATGCAGGCGATCTTCAACGCCAAGCTTCCGAATGAGGGACCGAAAGTCCTTCCGTGGAACCCCGACTTCGCCACGTCCGGCGAGGTTACGGTGGACCTGTCCTACGCGATCACTTCGACCAAGCAAATGAGCTTTGTCCAGTGCGCCTATGTGGACAACAGCGGCAACGTCAACCCGATCAGCATTCAAGATCAGGCGACCAATCAGATCGTCACGGTCCCCGGCGGCTATCAGGCGATTGTTCCCCTGCTGTCGCCGAACCCGCCGCGCTACACGGCCACGACCGTTACGCCCGGTCCCGTGGTCCCGATCTTTTTCCTGAACATTCCGCTCCCGCCGCAACAGTGGCCCGCCGCCGGTGCGGTGTTCTCGTTCACGGCGGGCGGCGACCTGGAGGTTTCCGACAGTAACTTGCTCGCCCTGACGACGCCGCTCGCCGACGCCATGGCGGTCCCTTCCGCGCTCAATGTCGGCGCGGCGGGCCTGAACTGGAACGGGACGAATTGGGACCTGAACTATAACAATCACACGCACATCATCCGGGCGCTCGCGTCCGGCGGCGTCGGGACTACGACTGTCAACGTGACGAACCGCAACATGGTCGGCATGTCGATTTTCGTTCATGTCACCGTCGTCGGCGGCGGCGGTTCGGTCGTGGTCAAACTGCAAGCGCAAGACCCGTCCGTCGCGGGAACGTGGTTCGACATTCCCGGCGCGACGACGGCGGCGATTGCCGCTCCCGGCGACGCGCTGCTGCAAATTCATCCGGCCCTTACGCCGGTCGCCAATCAGGCGGTTTCCGCCCTGATCCCGCGCAATCTGCGCGTCTCGTCAACCGTCGCCGGTGCGGCCTGCACGTTCAGTGTCGCTATCGCCGAAAATCTCTAACCCAAGGAAAGGAAAACATATCATGGCTTCCGGGCTGGAACTCATGCTCACAAGCATGATGAAAAACATGGGGATTGATCCCCTCGAAATCATCGCCGTTGTTCAAGGCATCGGCGCGGGCGTCAAACGCATTGACGAGCAACAGGGCCAGATCATCGCGCAACAGCGCGTGATCATGGATCAATTGGGGCGCGCGGGTTTCGGCCCGGTCATGCTCCCGCAATCGGAGGATATCGAAGATGGCGACGGAACCCGGAACGGAACCGGAAACGGAAGCGGAAGCGCCGACGGTCGCGGTGACGGTGAACACGGAACCGACGGCGGAAGCTGACGCTCCCCAGATCGCGGCGGCGGCGGAAGCCGTCGTGATCGCGGCGGAAACGGCGGTCGCTCTTGCCGAAGGGCAAGCGGCGCTCGCCAATCAACAGGCGGCGCAAATCATCGCCGAACATGAAGCATCGGAGGCGGCGGAGGAAGTCCGCGCCGAAGAACAAGATCGGAGCATCGAAAGCCTATGGCGCGCGCACGAACAAACAACGACCCTTCTGCACCAGATGCAGACGACTTTGGAGGGTCTGACTTCATCGACCCCGCAACCCTCGCCGGAAGCGGTGGAAACGACGCTGATCGTGACGGACCCGGAAACCGTGGAAGCGATGATCGAACCTTCGATCCCGCAATCCACATCGGACCCGACCGCATCAACGCCGACGGAACATTCCGGCGGAAGCGGAAGTCCGGCGGAAAGCGCGGCCCCCGCGCGGCGTCGCGTTCGCCGATTTCTGTAAGCGGGATTGAAGCAATCCTGCTGTCCGTTCACGCGGTCGCGGCGACGTCGCTTCGCATCCCTGAACTGGACCTCGACAAGTCGGAAGCCGCGCACCTTGCGGAAGCCGTCGCCGAAGTCGCCCGTCACTATCCGACGACGATTGACCCGCGCGTCATGGCGTGGGTGAACCTGACGATGGTGGCGGGCATGGTCTACGGCCCCCGCTTCTATGCGATCCGGGCGCGGGCCAAATCCAACGCCCCGGCGCGTCGGGTTCCGCAACCTCGCCGGGCTCCCGACGCGACCGAAAATCCGACGCCGCCCGCGCCCATGGGTGACGATCCGGACCTTGCGGCGCTCGGGGACGTGTTGAAGCGCGTTCAGTAAAGACAACCGCGGGACGGGAAAACTAGACTGAACAAGCCTAGCAAATCCCCGTCCTGCGGTTAGTCTAAAATCGGTGATTACTCGCGAATAAAACAAGGGATCAAATCGGCACAATGAACCGGGCGCTTTTCCTCTCTTTGTTCCGCTTTAATTCCTTGGCGATTACTGCAATTTCTCACACGCGGCGACGGACGAAAATTCTGACCCGTGGTAGCGCAGACCCCCTGAAACCCGCCCACGGGGCTTAAAACGCCCGCAATCGTGTCAAGAGAAAATTGAATGAAAACGTCATCGAATTTCAGAAACGAATTGGGCAATGAAATCTCCGTGACAATGGAAGACAAACCGATTGATGGAGTGCCGGGAATACTCCTCACAATGACGGGTCCGAATTCAACCTTGGAAAGCCACGCCACGAAAGAGGAAATGCGCGTATGGTTTCTTCATCTTTCAAAGTGGTTCAAATGAGCGGTCAAGTCAGACTTCCCGACGCGTCAAATCGGGTGACGGTTGTTGGGTCAACCGGGAGCGGAAAAACCCGCTTCGGTATCTGGCTGTTTTCAGTCGCCCGCTATGGCAATATTCCGCGCATCCTTTTGGACTTTAAAGGGGACGATCTGATCGCCGCGATTGAGGATGCGGGATACGCCCGCGAAATCAGCGTCCTTTCGAAGCCGCCGACCAAGCCGGGAACCTATGTCGTCAGGCCGCTTCCGACGCAACTGGCCGAACTGGACACCTTCCTCTGGGAAGTCTGGCGGAAAGGTAACGTCGCCCTGTTCTTCGATGAAGGGACAATGACGGCCAAGTCTAGGGCCGTCCCCGCGATCCTGACGCAAGGTCGGAGCAAGAAAATCCCGGTCATCACCCTAAGCCAACGGCCCGCTTGGCTGTCGCGTTACGTGTTCACCGAAAGTGAATACTTCGCTATATTCAGGCTGAACAATAAGCAAGACCGGGATACGGTGCGGGACTTTGTGAATACTCAGGCGGAAGTCCCTCGTTTACCTTATCACTCTCTGTGGTATGATGCGGGCCAAGATCAAGCCGCGATCTTCTCACCTGTTCCGGGGGATGCTCAGATTATCGAAGGTTTCCGCCCCAAAAAGCGCGGCCCTGCAAAGCGGAAACTTTAGCCTCAAAGGATAGAGGAAACATGGAAGAGAACATCATCGCCTTCAACTTCGAAAACTGGATCACCGTGGTCATCATGGTCGCTCTGGGTTTCGCCATCATTTCGCTGGTCGCTCAGGGGGTCAAAGCGGGTCGCCGCCTCTCCCCGCCCGCCCCCGGCGGAATGTCGAACAATCCGGCCTAACCATGGAACGGATTTTCGACGCCCTCCCGATCAACTGGCGATTGATCGGAAACCCCCTGAACTGGCTCATCATCCTTTTGATGGTCATCATCGCCGGTTTCGCCTTCGACGCTGGCGCGCGTTTCATCGCTCAACACAAGGACACCTGACACCATGGCCACGAACACCCCGAACGGCGGCGGCCAAATGACCGCCGCGCAACTGCAAGCCGTCAACCTCCAAGCCCGCGCCGTCGTGCTCGGGCGGGCGGTCGAAATGGTGCAGCAAATCCAGACCGTCGCCGTCAATCCGACGTCGCAGAACGTGATCCAGATCAACCCGCGCAACGTCGGTCTGATCAAGGGCTTCATCGTCGAAGTGGACGGGACCATCGCGAACACCGGCGCCGTCACGGATATCACCCTGACCGGCCACGCGACGCTCAACTGCCTGACGAACGTCTTTTTCCAAGACCTGAACAATCAGGTCCGGATCAACACGTCGGGCCGTCACATCGGCCTGCTGAATTCGGCCCGTCAGGGCTTCGGCTTCGGCGGCGCGTATTCGCCGAACCTCCCGGTCGACATTTCCAACAACTGGTCCGTCCAGACGGCCCCCGCCACCATCGCCGCCGCTGGCACCGGCGCGGTTCGCCAAATCTATTGGGTTCCGCTCGCCTACGCCGCCGACGATCTGCGCGGCGCGATCTACGCCAACGTCGTCAACGCGACGATGAACCTGCAACTGACGATCAACCCGTCCCCGGTCGCGGCGGCGGGCGATCCGCTGGCGAAAATCTACGTCGGCAACAGCGGCGCGTGGTCGGGCAACGTGACGGTCACGGTGTATCAGGTCTATCTCGACCAACTCCCGACCGCCAACGGCCAGCCGATCCTTCCGCCGACGGACCTGAACACCGTCTATGAACTGATCGAAACGACCATGACCGGCATGGCCGCGAACGCCGACTTCCCGTATTCGTATTCGAACTATCGGGACTTCCTCTCGACGTTCGCGACCTACGACAACGCGGGCGTGTTCAACGTCGGGTCGGACGTCAACTACTGGTCGCTCGTGTCGGCGAACTTCACCCAGATGATGAAGGTGACGCCCCAGATCGCGGCCCTGTTCGCCCGCGCGATCTTCATGGCCGACCCGCCTCCCGGCGTCTACTACTTCGACCATCGCCGCCGGCCGATCAACACCGTTCAATTCGGCAACATGCAGCTGAACCTGAACGCGTCGGCCGTCACGGCGGGCGCTTCCATGATCGTCTCGACGGAAGCGTTCGCCCAGATCAACCAACTGGTCGGCGGCGCGTCGCTCGACGCCGGTTAATCGGGGGTTCCGGCCATGAGCATCGCCCATGAGCCGGAAGTGATGGCGCGGCTGCAAAAGTGGGTGGCCGCGCCTGTCACTTCCGATATGGACCTGATCGACGTCGCCCTGACGACGATTTTGGTCGTGACCATCGCGTTCGCTTGGGGGCGCATTCTCGCCTCCCTCGTGGACTAGTCGCCCCGGCGGCAAAACTTCAACAGCGGGCGTCGCCCGCGAAAGGACAAAGCAATGCGTATTTTCGGCGTTTCCCTTCTGACCATCGCGCTCGTGATCGGGGCCTTCTATCTGGGGAGGAAAACCACGATCCTCTCCATGCTCCCCGTGATCGGCTAGAGCTTCCCGCCCGGAAGGAACAAGCGGCATGTCACAGTCAAACCTGATCGCGGGCGCGCTGATCTTCGCCTTCATCGTGTTCATCACGGTGCGGGGCGAATTGCGCGCCTATCTGAACGTCGTGGGGCTGTAGACATGCCGCTTGCTTTCCTCGCTTTCGGAACCCTCTTTCTGATCGCCGCCATTCGCGGGACGAATAAGGAATTGTTCGAACTGCTAAAAGGCGACTTTACGGGGGACGGAAATTTCCTGATCTGGATACTGGCGATCAGCGCCGTCGGCTCAATCGGATACATCAAGGAATTGCGTCCGATTTCGAACGCCTTTCTCGCGCTGCTGCTGATCGTTTTTCTCCTCGCCGCCAACAAGGGCGGTCGCGACTTTTTCTCGTCACTTGTCAATCAAGTGCGATCAACCGAAAGGACCATGTAACATGGACAACATCACAAGCGGCGTCGTGACCATCGCAACCGCCATCGTCGGCGTGGCGATCCTCGCCGTTCTCGTCTCGAAGAACGCCAACACGGCGGGCGTGATCAAGAGCGCGTCCGGCGGCTTCGCCGAAGCCTTGCGGGCCGCGACCGGCCCCGTGACCGGCGGCGGGGGCGGCGGTCTGTCGTGGGGCTCGATGCAAAACACGTTCGGCTTTCAGCCGTCGTTCTAGCCTCGCGCCATGAACCCGAACCCGCTTCATTTCGAGGATGGGGAAATCCATCTTGTAATCCGTGACATTTGCGTTGGGATTGCTAGCGGGCTTTCGATCATCCTTCTGTTCAAGTTTTTGAAGGTCAGGCTATGATCCAGAACGGCCCCTATGACTACAACCCGACGCCCCTTGACAATGGACAGGGGACGCGCGGGCTCGGGTTCGTCGTCACGCAAGCGGACGTCCCGCGCACGGCGTGGAATGCTGGCGGGGCTCCGACCCGGCGGCAAATGCACGTTCACCAATCCCCGCAAGTCTTCGCGCCGCAAACCGTCTCCGACGTTTCGCTTCGCGGGAACGGCGTTTACCTGCAAGGGCAAATGATCCTCCAAGCCCTGCAAGACTTCGAGGCGCAACAGAAATGAACCGGGCTCTCGCATGGGTGAAGGGACACCCCTACCTGACAGGCGCGGTTGTGATCGTCGCCGGTCTGGCCGCATACCTCATTCTGTCGTCGCGTCAGGGCGGCGGCGCGGTGACGGTCGCCAACGGCTCAACCGGGCCGTCCGACGCCAGCATTCAGGCGAACGCGCAACTCCAAATGGCGAGCCTCGCGGCGGGCGTTCAATCGCAGTCGCTGCAAGCGCAACTCGCCATGGCGCAATATCAGGGGCAAACCGAAGTCGCCCTGTCTGATCGCAGCCTGCAAGCGACCCTCGCCGGGATCGCCGCGAACCTGCAAGCGACGACCATCAACACCGGCGCTCAACGGGACGTCAGCCTCGCTCAGATTTCGGCGAACGTTCAACAGTCCGGTCAACAGTCGGACTTCATGAAGCTGATGGTCCTCGCCATGGCGAAGCCGTCCGTGATCAAGCAACTGTCGAAAACGAACCTGTTAGGTCAGGTTCAGTCCGGCGGCGCTTCGAACGCGACGACCGCGAACCTTCAACAGCTTCTCGCGCACGTCAATCAGGGCGCGATCGGCAACAGCGGCCAAGGGGTCATGTAGATGACGCGCCGGGAGGAAATCTTTTGGGGCGTCGGCGTTCTCCTTTTGGGGGCGCTGGCGTGGCTGATTTTCCGTCGCCAACTGGCCCCGGTGATCGCCGCCAATCAGAACGGCTCGCTTGACCCGGTGAGCCTCCCGCCCATCAATATCGGGGATTTCGTCCTCCCCGGTCTTGATCTGGACAGCTATGGCGGCTTCTATCCGTGCGAGTGCGGATGCGGCAATCAACCCGCCGGGATTGGCAACTTCCTTCCCGGTCTGGCGAATGCCTTGAAGGGGATCACCGTGGATGGTATCGGCGCTCTGTCCGACGCCATCGGAACCGCCGCGCACGATGTGGACGCGATGATCTACTTTTCGGAAGTCCCGACCGGGCGCGTTCCGCGTTCGATCAACTAGGGAATAAACCTTTGGCTTGGTCCCCGTATCAACAGACGTTCTTTGACAATATGTGGCCGCTCGCTCAACAGGCGGGCTCGCGCACTGGCGTTGACCCGCGTCTGATCTTCGCGCAATCAGCCCTTGAAACGGGCTGGGGACGATCCGCGCCGAACAATAACTATTTCGGGATCAAGGGTTCCGGATCGTCGCAGACGACCCGCGAATTCATCAACGGCCAGTGGGTGACAACCAAGGACAGTTTCCGGGGTTACGGCTCGATGGGCGACAGCGTTTCCGGATGGGTTGATTTCATCACCGGGAACAAGCGTTATAAGCCGCTGCTGAACGCCGACGGTTTGGACGCTCAACTGAAAGCGTTGGGCGCGTCCGGATACGCGACCGATCCCGGCTATGTCGGCAAGCTGAAAAGTATCATCGCCGGACTTCCCGGCGGCGGGGGTTCGTCAGGCGGCGGATCGTCGCCCATGGGCGCAACGTCGTCGGCGACTTCGATCCTTGGCGCAGTCGGCGGCGGGGGCGATACGTCCAACATCGTCGGCGAGACAAAGGACGTCGCCGCCAAGTTTACGGCCAACCTCGCGGCGTCGGGCGGAAACCCCGTCGTCGCGGCGGGCATGACCGCGATGCAGATGGCGGGGGAAAGCGCGTCGGATATCTGGGATAAGATCGTTGAGGCGGTCAAAAAGATTTTCGCCAACATCATCGAACAAATCGGTAAGGCTCTTGAGCCTTGGATTTCGCGCGGTGCGGTCGGCATTCTCGGGCTTCTGCTGATCGCGGGAGCCCTGATCATTTTCGCCGCTCAATCGGGCGTCGTTGAGAAGGTGGCGACCGTCGCCGCCAAGGCTGCATTGTGAAAGGTGCAAACATGACCACGAAAAAGACCTCCCCCGCGAAGGTCCCCAAGGCCCCGCAAGCGACCGGCGACTTCTCCCGGTTCCTGACCAAGCATTCCGGCGAACTGTCGTCGGTCGCGTCGCTGCTGGGGCTGCTCACCAAGTGCATTCCCATGGACCCGGCGAACCGCAAGGTCGCGGACGCGGTGATCGCGGGCCTGCAAGAGAGCGCCAAGCGCATCGCCGACAGCGCCCCGAACGTCACGGAAGCCGTCGTCGACCCGGAAGTCGTGCGCGCCGCCGTCGTCTCCAAGGTTCCCGACATGCTCGGGGGCCTGATCGAAGCCCGCGTCCGCGACGCGCTCAACCTCAACCGCGACGGCTCGCCGAAGGACAAGTCCGGCGACCATCACGGCCAGGGCGGCTAACCCATGACGCGGCGGTTCGGCCAACGCTCTAACAGCAACCTCGCGGGGGTTCATCCGGACCTTCGCGCGGTTGCGTCTCTCGCTCTCGAAATCGGTCCCGAAGATTTCACCGTCATTGAAGGGCCGCGTTCGAAGGAACAAATGTGGGAGAATTGGGGCAAAGGCCGAACCGCCGCCGAATGCCTACGCAAAGCGGTTCCGACCCGCTACGCGCGCCCCGATCTGGCGAAGGTCACTTGGCTGAACAATCCGCTCGCCTCCAATCACCGGGTTTTCCCCGACGGGTTCGGGCGGGCGATTGACGCGGTGACGATCCGGAACGGGAAGCCGGATTGGTCAAGCTGCGAGCGTATCGCCGTCGCCATGTTCGAGGCCTCGCGCCGCCTCAACATTCCTATCCGCTGGGGAGCGGATTGGGACCGCGACGGAAAACCGCATGAACGGGGCGAGACGGATAGCCCGCATTTCGAGTTAGACAGATGACCCTCGCGACGCATCACACAAAGGCCCCGGCCAAGCGTCGCGCCACGCCAAGGAAAACGAGCGCGCCAGTGACGACGAAAAGTAACGGGGTCATCGCTTCCGAATTGAAGCATCTTGAAAGCGACGTCCGCGAACTGGCGGGCGATGTGAAAGAGCTTCGCCTTGAACTGTCGTGCGATCTGAAAGATATGCGGACCACGGTTGAAAAGATCAACTCGCGGTTCACGCTGTTCTTCGGCTTGGGGATTGGCGCTATGGCCGCTTCCGGGCTGATCAAGGAAGGCGCGAAGGAAGTCCTTATCAAGCTGCTGGGGGTCTTCTAATGCCGCGCACGTTCCGACTGTTCATGTTTTCGTCGGCTTCGATGATCCCGCTTATGTGGGTTTCCTATGCCGCGCCGCTCGCGCCTGATCAACCTCACGCGCTAGACTTCGGAGACGTTCCCCTCTATCTAGGGACAATTCGCGCATAGTCGGCGCGAGTTTCGCAGCGTTCCCGGCCCCCGCTTTCTTCGCTTTCGCCTGTCCCTTGCGGCGGGCGATTTGCTTTCGCTGAAACTCGCCGACATCGCCAATCAGGATCGCGTCGGGATCGGTCGAAAGGTGATACAATTGTTCGGCGGTTCCGTATAGGTTCACGCCGTTAACGAGCAAGTCGATTGCGTGGATATAGTGGACGCGGGTTAGGTCGCCCGGCTCATAGCAGTTTGCGAACCTGACAAACGCTTCAATATGGCCCCGGTGTTGCGTCCCGATCATGCCGCCGATCATGCCGATCTGTTTGGACGTCGGGAACGATGGCCCCGCGAAATGCGAAGCCCGCCGGGATTTCTCCCGGCGGGTCGCATTTGTCAGACCTTGAATGGCCTGACGGTCGGTCACGACTTGGCGTCGCCCTTGCCGGTGTCGCCTTCGACCACGGCCTGACGTTCTTCCTTCGCCTTCTCGACGTCGGCCGCGCCGGGCAGCTTCGGCATGGCGGGGATGGCCGTCTTGTCGGCTTCCGCCGACATTTCGGCGAACGGGTCGACGTTCGTGGCCGCGATCAGGCTGGCGGCTTCGAACGAATACCCGGCCTTGTTCGTGGCGGGGACCGCGAACAGGTCGAGCGCGAACTTGATGGTCGCGGACTTGTCCTCGTTCAGCGCGGCTTCCAGCGGCGACAGGAACATTTCGTTGATGCCGCCGGGGAGGTAGAGAACGCCGCTCTCGAATTCGGTCCCGTCGGCGATGTTCAGGCCGATGAACTGGCCGGTCATGCCGAACACCGGCGAGCCGTCGTTGCCGTTGGCGACCTTGATCCCGCGCGCGATGCCCTTGATCCGCACGAGCGGGGTCTTGGTCTTGGTCACGAGAACGACAGCGCCGTTCGCGCCGAGGGTCTTGATCGACATTTTCGGAAGGATGGTGCGAGCCATTTTTAGTCCCTTTCATGATGAGCCCGGAAGGGGCGTTGTCCGTCTGGACAAATGGGAGTATATAGAGAAGGCGAACGGGAGCAAGAAAAATGTTCAAGGTGACGGTGTGGTTTGAAGCGGTCGGCGGGGTCAGGTCCTCAACAGCCGTTTGCGAGCGTCAGGCCAACGCGAAGAAACTCTATCAGAAAATGAGCGCCAGACCCGGCGCGGTGCAAGCGAGGATGACAGGCCCGAACGGTCGTGTTATTTTCCAGACGCAACGCGCGGGCGTCGCAGTCGAAGAACAGGGGCTTAAAGATGACTGTCCATTTTGAGGTGAGGTTGCCGCCCATGTTGGAGGGCGGATGCTGGCGACCCCTTCTCTATCATAGGGACTTCGCCGCCATCGAATTTCCAGACTATCACGCCGCTGTTAACTTCGCGGAAACGAACTTCCCCGATACTGGATATCGGATCGTTCAGGTTCAAGAGGTTATGCAATGAGCGGGATGCTTCGCGGAAGGCCCATCGGATACGAGCGCAACGTAGTCTCGCAACGTGGGTTTGATCTGATCGGCTACAGCGAGACTTGCGGAACGGTCAAGATCGCGGACTATCAGTGTTCGGAAGGCAAGACCTATTCGGACGCACTGGACGGACTGGACAGGGTGGCCCCCTACTATGAGGCTGTTTGGATCGTCGCCACTGACGTCATTTACATGAGGGAAACTCTCAAATGTGTGAACAGAACCCCCGGCTCTATATCGTCCGCGACGTCTACACAGACGGGCGCGAAAGTGTCAAGACCGGCCTTTGCTGCGATGCGGCGCTTTCTCTCATGGCTTCCGCCCGAAAGTTTGATCAGCTTTTCGCGGCGTCTTACGTCGAGACGGAAGCCGGGGATGTGATCGCGTCATGGGAGGCGAAGTCGTGGCGGAAGTGAGCCGCCCGGCGTGGGTTGAGCGGCGCGGCTGTCAAGAGCTATGGGATACGGTCAGGGCGCGCGGAACCGCTAGCGCGCAACCCCGCTACCTTCCAGCCCCGCCAGATCGGGAGCCTGATTACCTCCCGGCCCCA